AATTTTTTAAAAAATTAAAATTAAAATAAATATGCAAAAATCAGAAGTAAAAACAACCGACAACAACATGATCGCTGGAGTGAGATTATTCTCCAAGCATCCAAACGCACCAGAATTTGTAATTGCCGACATGGTACTTACACTAGATGACCTTTACAGTTGGGCAAAAACCAATCCTGAAACCTTAACAGAGTACCAGGGCAAAAAGCAGGTTAAGTTACAAATCCTTCGCAGTAAGGATGGCGCACCTTATGCCAAGCTAAACACCTACAACGCTAGCAAGCCAGCAGAGCCTAAAAAGGAAACAACTGAAGATTTACCATTCTAAGCAAACCAACTATTCAGCCGGTATAGCCTACAGCTTCGCAAGCAACTGAATAGCTAAATTAATAAAACTATGTACAAAGCAATAAAAGAAAGCCAAGAAAAAAAGCGCAAGTTACGACTTTACAAAACTAAAATAGTGGATTATCCAATTGAGCGCATTCCACATCCAACATTAAAAAATACTTGGATTGAGAGAAGAAAAAAAAGTGTAAAGTGTAAATAAAAAGTTGTATATTTGCAACGTATCTGGTCCATACATAAACAATAATTTTATTGCCCCCATTTTTAAAGTGAAAGGACCAGCTACACTTTTAATTTGGGGGTTTTTTTACTTAATATGAAGATAAATCTATTTAAAGCAGGAAACCAATCATCAAAACCTATTCAAGAAATAGAGTTTGAAAACTATTTATCAAATGTAAAGAATGGATTATGGCAAGATGATGTATTGGCATACAGAACAGGCAATTTGCAAAAGGAAAAATTACCATGTATTACAACAAGTGGCATATTTTCAGAAAGGAAAGAAGATAAGATAATAGAACATTCTGGATTTATTTGCATTGATTTGGATGCAAAAGACCAGATAGTAAAGTTTGATATTGATAAAATTAAACAAGATAATTATGTGTATGCAGTACACCAATCTGTAAGCGGATTTGGCTATGCAGTTTTCTTTAAAATTAATCCTGAAAAACATAAAGAAAGTTATTTTGGCTTAGAAAAGTATTTTTTAGATAATTATAAATTGATAGTTGATCCAGCACCAAAAAATGTTTGTTCACTTAGATTTGTTTCTTATGATCCTGACCTTTACCAAAACGAAAAGGCAAAGATATTTAAGCAATATCCAAAAAAAGAAAGCAAAAAAGATACATTTACTTATTACCCAACTACACAAAATGACTTTGACGAAATAGTTAGAGAGGTAACTAATAGAGGTTTAAATTTGTGTGATGATTACGAAAATTGGGTAAACTTTTCATTTGCATTAGTATCTGAATTTGGTGCAAATGGTAGGAATTACTATCATGCTTTTTCCTGTGCTAGTCAAAAATATACATCGGAGTCCACAGACAAGATGTATGATATAGCTTTAAAAAGAAACAAAAGCGGAATATCCATTAAAACAATATATTACCATTGTAAAAATGCTGGTGTAAATATTGTTTCGGAAAAAACAAAGCAAATTGCAACTATAACAAAATTATCAACATCTAAAGAAGAAGCAAAAATAAAGCTAAAAGAATTAGGAATAGATGATGGTGGATTGGTAGATAAGATAAAAAGTGAAGAAAAGGAAAAAACTATACTTGATGAAGTTATTGATTTAATTAAACTTACAAACATTAAATTTAATGAGATAACGAGAAACTATGAGTTTAATGGTGAGCAAATGACTGATAGAGTTTTGGCTAAATTTTACGCTAAGGCATGGAAATTAATTGATGAAGATTTAAGCAAGGATAAAATATTTACTTTAATTGAAAATCCTGAAAATACAATCACATACAATCCAATTAAAAACTTTTTTGTGAAAAATGCACATTTAACACCTAAAGGCAATTTTGAATTGCTTTGCTCATGCTTTGAAGTAGAACACAGGATGATACACGAAGGTAAATCTGTACTGGTGTTAGATTACTTGGAAATATTTTTAAAAAAGTGGCTATTATCTATTATTGGTTCTGCACATGGCACGTATTCTTTAATGATTTTGGTATTAAATGGAAGGCAAGGGATAAGCAAAACAGAGTTTTTTAGGGGTTTATTGCCAGATGAATTGCGCGAATATTATGCAGAGTCAAACCTAGATGAAGGGAAAGACAGTGAAATTTTAATGACTAAAAAATTATTAATTGTGGATGATGAATTTGGAGGTAAAAGTAAAAAGGATGCAACAAAATTAAAAAGATTATCAAGCCAACAAACATTTTCAATAAGAAGACCATACGGAAAGGTAAGCGAAGATTTAAACAGATTGGCAGTATTAGGTGGAACATCAAATGAAAGTGAGGTAATTAATGATCACACAGGTAATAGACGTATTATTCCTGTAAATGTTGTAAATTTTGATTTGGTAAAATATAGGTCCATTGACAAAACAGAATTATTTATGGAGCTTTATCATGAATGGCAAATTGACCGTACATCTTGGTTTTTAACATCAAATGAAATTGAAAACTTGAATCTATCAACTATCAATAATCAAGAGGTAATGACTGAAGAAGAAATAATTAATAAAATATTTGTCTATGATAAATTCCACGAAATGACAAACACAGAAATAAGATTGGCAATAGAAAATAAATTCCCATCTGTAAGAACCAGCTCAAAAAGAATTGGGATGGCATTGAAAAAATGTGGATTTAATCAAGAGGTAAAATATGCGGATGGGATCACAAAAAGAATTTATAATTTAAGAGTAAAAACAGACGATATTAAGCCAATTTTTTAAATAATTGATAATCAATGAAATACATATTACAAACATTACACATCATTACAGATTATTACAGATTAAAAAAAATCTGTAAGACGCACTACCATTGACTTACAGCTATATTATTACAGATATTACACATTATACATATATTATAACTAGTATAGAAAAAAATAAAAAAAAAATAAAAAAAAAATATCTACGTAGGGAAAGTTTAAATTATTGCAAAAATGTGTAATATCTGTAAGAAATAGCAAAAAAATCAACGAAACGCAATACCAGACTACATTACAGATCATTACAGATTATTACAGATAAAAATTATAAAAAATGCTTAGAAATTACCAAATTGAAATAAAAAACAAGGTTCAAAACATTGAATTTAGAAAAAATATATTGCAGATGCCAACTGGTTCTGGTAAAACTTTTACTTTTATTGAGATAGCAAAAGATCATTTCACAGAAACTACTGAACGAATTTTAATATTAGTACACAGAATTGAATTATTGGAACAAGCCAGAAAATCATTAGGCGAAAAATGTTTTATTATTAATGCAGGAATAAAAAATGTTCCACATAATTACGATTATTATATTGGGATGGTAGAAACTACTTATAAACGTATTCAAATGTTGCCTAAATTTGGATTAATAATAATAGATGAATGCCACTTTGGTTCTTTTAAAAAATTGCCTTATTTTGGTCCAGAATACAATGAAAAGATATTAGGAGTAACTGCAACACCAATTGCAGAAACACCATTGGCTAATTATTACGACAATTTGATTTTAGGTCCAACAGTTGAAGAATTGATAAATGAAAAACATTTGTTGAATTGTGATGTTTACGGCTTTGCATCGGATTTGGTAAGTAAAGAAAAATGGAAGATAAAGAAAGGTGAATTTGACGAAAAGCAAATGGAAGATTTTTACTCATCTGAAAAAATGGTAAAGAATGTTGTGAATGCTTATTGGGAAAAGTCAGCAGGTAAAAAAACATTAATATTCAATGTAAATTTGAAACATAATGAATGTGTGCAACGAGCATTTGCACTTGAAGGATTAGAAGTTAGGACCATATCAAGCGAAACCGATAAAAACCAAAGAAAAGAAAATATAAATTGGTTTAGAACAAATAAACATGCAATACTTTGCAATGTTGGAGTATTGACAACTGGGTTTGATGAGCCAAGTATAGAAACAATAATTTTAAATAGAGCAACCAAAAGCCTATCGTTATATTTACAGATGGTGGGTAGAGGTTCAAGATTATCTGAAAATAAAGAAAAGTTTTTGGTATTAGATTTAGGGAAAAATACCACTAGGCATGGAGCATACACAGATTATTTTGATTGGCAGGCATATTTTCAGCATGGCGCAAAACTAAATGATGGTAAAAAAGGTTCTGGAACTGCACCTGTTAAAGAATGTCCTGAATGCCATTATTTGCAACATACTAGAAAATTAGTTTGCGCAAGTTGTGGTTTTTCTTTTGAAGATGAGCAGAAAAAACAAGAGCAGGAAGAAAAAAAACAAAAGTTGGTATTATTGATAAGTACAAAACCTATTGAATTACCAATTGATAGGTTGTTAAATATGGCTAAAGATAGAGGGTGGAAGCCATTTGCTGTATTGCATAAGATTGCAGAACATTTAGTGAATTACTATGTTAAACATAATCAAATAGATGGATTAAAGGACCTTATTTATTTAGAAATGGTAAAAGAAACAGAAAAATGGTGTAAAGAATATAACAAGCAATTTAATAAGTGGATGAAAAATATATCTATTGAAATTTTAGAAGGTAAATTAAAATTTATTAGTAATGAATAGAGAAGAAGATATACTGCAATCTGAAATAGTTACATGGTATTCTTTAGAATATGGAAAAACACATCATAAATGCCTATTCCATTGCAACAACAAAGCAAAAAATGCAATAGAAGGAAACAGGATGAAAGGGATGGGAGTAAAGACTGGAGTATCTGATTTAATATTAGTGGCGAAAAATATTATTATATTTGTTGAGTTAAAAACGCAAAAAGGTAAACAAGATCCAGAGCAAATTATATTTGAAAAGCAAGTAAAAGAATTAGGGCATACTTATATAATTATTAGGAGTTTAGATGAATTTAAAAAAATTTGCATAAAGTATTATGGATAAAGTAATCAAGCTAATGGAGTCAAAAGGTTACTATGTGCTGAAGCTATCCAAGACTAATAAGCAGGGCATTCCTGATTTGCTTTGCCTAAAAAAAGATGAAGTACCTTTCTTTATTGAGGTTAAAACCGATAAGGGTGTAGTAAGTGCATTGCAACTTTATAGGCAAAAAGAATTAAAGGAATTGGGGTTTAAAAGTATAATTATAAACAATACTAATAACCTATAAAAAATAACTATATTTATATATGAATATATATTTATAATATTGCAAATATGGAAACATTAATCAAACACAAAGATGCTGTAATAATAGTATGCGCATTGATACTATTAGCAGCTTGCAGTAAAACCTATCAAATATATTTTTAATTATGCAAATAACATTTACAACCAATTGCCAAGATGAGGCAAAAATACTTTTAAATGCAGTTGATAAATCAATAGCAGTATCTGAACTAAAACAAAAATTAAGATATGGTTTAAAAGAAATTGACTTCGGAGAAAACCATAACTACATTGAGCAGTTATATCAATTGATTTGCGAGATAGATGCAATAGGGGAATAAAAAACATAGTCAGGTGGCGGAATGGTAGACGCGTGCTTCCCATAAGAACAGCACACCCATAGAGGTTACAGGTTCGAGTCCTGTCCTGACTACTAAAAAAAAACAAACTAAAACATGCTAAGAGAAGTAGAAATTACAGTAACAAACATCAAGAAGATACTTGAAGAAGAGTATGGGTGGTTTCATCTGGATTCAGAAAGTCATAAATGGCTTGTTGATGAAATTATTGAAGACACATTGAAAATTATTGACGATAAATTAAAGTACCATAAAAATATTTCAATTAAATGCTAACGGTTTGCAGCTTGGCGAAGGTGCAAGTGAAGCGTTGGATTTGTGCGGTTGCCTTGCACTTTTGCCAAACTGCTGTTATGCGTAGATATGGGTAATTAAAGTAAAAAAAATAAAATAAAATAGAAATGAAACAAATAGGATTATTCAATACACCAACAAAGGATTACCCTTGTATTGCTTGGTGGTCAGGTGGTGCAGATTCAGCATATACTTGTTTTTTATGTATTCAATACTTTGGTAAAGAAAATGTAAGAATAGTTGGTATAGATACCAAAAACGAACACCCAGACAATGAAAGGTTTAAAAGAGATTGTGAAAAATGGTATGGCAAAGAAATTGAAATGATTTATTCTAAAGAGTATGAAAGCATTGAGGATGTTTGGGACAAGCACTCAAGCCTAAATGTTGCTACTGGTGCCATTTGTTCAAGTGAGTTAAAACGAAAGGTTAGACAACAATTTCAAATGAAAAATAATTACACGTATCAAGCATTTGGATTTGATGCAAAAGAAATTGATAGGGCAATTGGAATGAAAAATAATTATAGTGAGTGTAATCCAATATTTCCTTTGATTTATGAATTAGTTAAAAAAGGTTCGTCATTAAAAAAGTTACAAAAAGCTGGGATAGAACCACCAATAGCATATCAAGAAGGATTCCATAATAATAACTGCTATCAAACTGGATGTGTTCAAGGCGGTATTGGTTATTGGCAAAAAATAAGAGATTCTAAAGATGGGAGATTTGATTGGATGGCAAATAAAGAACACGAATTAACAGACTTAAAGGGCGAACCTGTAACGTGTCTTAAAAGCGATACTAAGGATTATAGTGGCTTAGTATTTTTAAAGCCACATCCAAAATATCCAAACATAAAAGACTTGTCAATGTTTAAGCCGAAAAAAGTAGAATCATTAATGGATTGCAATGGCTTTTGTAATTCTAAAATAGAAAAAAGCTATTAATAATGAAGATGCTAATATTTACGCATAACGATTGGCAGATTTGCGATGCTTAAAAATTGCGTCTGCCAGTGCGTTGGGATTTTTAAGTATTGCAAATGTGCTGTTAGCGGTTCGGGCTTCTCCGCTTTTAGAAGTCCAAATTTAAAAACAAATAAAATGAGTGAAATTATTATCAAAATCGAAGCACAAGCATTAGTGCCTACGTTGCAAGTTTTCAAAGAATACTTTGATGCAAAATATCCTTGCATAGACGAAACAAATGATGGTTCAGATATGCCAATTCAAGACGAAATGAAGTATGCAACTTATAATTATCTGCTGTCCTTTTACAACAAATGTAAAGAGGTATTTGACGATGCTTACAAGGCTTCAATTAAAAAACTGTCTGATGCGGAGTTGGTGTCATAGCCTGACCGCTAACTTACTTATATACGCAATAAAATAAACTTAACTATCTATGTATCAATTTGTAAAGATAACCATTGATGACCGTATCTATTTTTTTAGCAAGCCACATCATCTATACTACGAAGGGAAACTTTATAAAGCATTTATTCATGGTAGCCAATTAGCTTGGAAAGTAAAAAATAAAATAATCACTTATAATAAACTTAAAAATTATGATAACAATAGAAAAAATAACAGAGATAGTTGCAAAGACAGCTAATGCACCAATTGACAAAATATTAGGCAAAAGTAGGAAGCGTGAATTTGTGCAGCCGAGATTTGTGGCAATGAAGCTGGCAAAAGAGTACACTAAAGATAGCCTAGTTAAGATTGGTAATTATTTCGGTGGTAGAGATCACACCACTACCATCCATGCTATCCAAACTATCAATGATTATATTGACATTAAAGCCAATCAACCTATGGAAAGCGCATTGTATTTTAGTGCAAAAGAGAACTTGCACAAATATTTATTAGACAATAATGGAATTTCACAAAGTATTTTATTAACACCACATTCAGTACCTGTATGCTAAGAGAGATTGATATACCAGAGGCGCACTTTGATGAAGCCAATGCGAGTAGTATTTTGCAATTGATATACATCCAAACATTAGCATTAGAGCAAAGTTTAGAGTTATTAGATAATAAAGATGTAACTATTTACGGAAAACCATTAAAGCAAAAGGAATTAAAAGTAAAGTTAGGACAGCTAAAGCCAATATTAGAAACATTTTATTTAAAGTTTAACCAGTACGGACAAAGTGATAGCAGTATAAACCTAATAGATGCCGTGAATAATTGTCACGAGTTGTTTAAGGCTATGGTGGTAGTTGGCATTGATAGCCTTAGCACTATTGGGGCATGTATTAGCCTGAAGCATTTTAAAGAACCGTTATGGAATACCTTAACAACAAACATTTTTAAATCAAATCTAATCAGTAAAGAAATATGAAACAAACCGCAACAGAATGGTTATTTGAGCAACTTTGGGAAACGCCAAAAGATAAGTTAACATGGTATGCTATTTTACAACAAGCCAAAGAAATGGAAAATAACCAAATAACAAATGCTTATTCACTAGGAGTAAAAGAAGATGGAATATGGGTTAAAGATGAAATACTTGATTTTCTTTATAATGAAATAACAGAACGTAGAGATTATAGTGCATCTAAGATGTGTGAAGTAGTTGTAGATTTTATTGAAAATATGTAAAAATAAACCTTTGGTAAATAAGTAAATAATTTATATATATCTTTGCACAATGGTAAGACATCTATACACCGATGCTAATTATGAATATACATTAGAGGTAATATTTACTGATGATGTAAAGAAAGCACTAAAGGCATTATTTAAAAGGTGGAAGATGGATGATGAAGCGTTGGATGCTGAAGGTTTTACAGTATGCTGTAAGAATGATACTTCAAAATATGCTTTGATATTTGACTATGATAAACTTACTAATAATCTTATAAGCCATGAGGTGCTGCATGTATCTACATTTATACTAGATGATAGGACAATAGACCTTGCAGGTGGTAATGATGATTATGAGAATTTAGCATGGCTTAATGGACATTTAAACGACCTTGTAAGGCAAATAATAAAAAAGGAAGGTATTAGGTTACATCCTACTTTAATTCAATCTAAAACTAAAAAACTTGGGTAAATGGACTGCATACAATAGCGAGATAATTGCACTTTTACAAGGCAATGAGTCAATGAGTAACCATCTTGCAGCGCAAACAATCTTAAAAACTACCAACACAAAGGATGATAGTGTAGATGTAAATAGCTTAACACAACATATTAGAAGGAATAGGGCGGAATTGCTAGATAAGAATGAAGGTATTTATAATGCAACAGAAGAAATGGATGTACCGAATAGCAAGGTTAAGCATCTTTGGTTAAAAAATAAAACAGCATCTTTATTTGTAAAAAATCCTGATTATGTTGATAGTGTTGAGGATAATTTATCTAATTTAAAAAATGAGTTAATAAATGACTTGCAAGGCTACGCGCCAATATTTAGCAAGATTGAAAGAATTGAAAATAAAGATAGCTATTTATTGGTAATAGACCCAGCCGACATCCACATCGGTAAACTATGTTCAGCATTTGAAACAGGCGAAGATTACAACAACCAAATAGCAGTTACAAGAGTGCTAGATGGTGTTAAAGGTATATTGCAAAAAATATCATCATTTAATATTGATAAAATATTATTTATAGGTGGTAACGATATTTTGCACGTTGATAATCCAAAACGAACAACAACAGCAGGCACTTCGCAAGATACTGATGGGATGTGGTACGATAACTTTTTAATTGCCAAACAGCTTTATATTGATATATTAGAAATGTTACTATCAATAGCTGATGTACATTTTACTTTTAATCCATCCAACCACGATTATACAAATGGCTTTTTTTTAGCGCAAGTAATTGAAACATATTTTAAAAATTGCCAAAATATAACTTTTGATTGCTCAATAGCACACCGGAAGGCATTTAAGTACCACAATAACTTAATAGGCACTACGCATGGGGATGGTGCGAAGTTGCAGGACTTACCTTTGCTGATGGCAGTTGAGTTTTCAAACGATTGGGCATCAACAAAGCATAGATATGTGTACACTCACCATGTGCATCACAAGACAAGTAAAGATTATGCAGGAATAACAATTGAGAGCCTTAGGAGTCCATCAGGAACTGATAGTTGGCATTATAGAAATGGCTACCTTAGCATCAAGGCAATAGAAGGATTTTTGCATTGTAAACACAATGGGCAAATAGCCAGAATTACACACATATTTTAAATAAAATTTTATAATTTTGCAGCATGATAAATGTTAATAAAAACGATAAGAAAACGAGAAAGGTAAATGAAGGTGTAACATTCACAAGTGATTACCAGCCGAGTTCTGAGGCTAAAAGTGAAGGTTGGAAAAAATGGAGAGCAAAAAGGTTATTAACGCAAGAGATTATTAAAAAGATGATTGGTGAAGATGGCACACCAACAGCTACCTTTAAAGGCTATATAGATGCCTTAATTGAGAATGCAATGCAAGGCAATTCAAAAGCTATTGATACAATTAATAATGGACTAGAAGACCAAATAATAAAGCAAGAAATCACATTGCCGAAATTAGGCAAAGATTTAGAAGACGAAATATATGTTGATTAAATTTAGCCGTAAATATTTTAATCCATTATATTTTATTATTAATGCAATAGACAAAGATAATTCAATAAGAAGGGTACTAATTTATGGTGGTAAATCTTCAAGTAAAACTGTATCAATTTCACAATTTTTAACTAAAGAATGTGCATGCTTTGGCAGCAATACAATTGCATTTAGAAAAGAAAGCACAATAATAAAAACTACTTTAAAAAAATCATTTACTCTTGCTATCAATAACATGTATTTAAACCCAGCGTTTGAAAAGTTGGAGTTAAGTTTTAGGTGTAACTTAAATAGCGGTGAAATAGTGATGAAGGGATTGGATGATCCTGAAAAAGCCAAAGGTGTTGAAAGCTACAAGTATATCTACCTAGATGAGCTGAACCATTTTACCTATGCAGAGTATGAGCAGTTTGATTTATCTATGCGAGGCATTGAAGGACAAAAGTTATTTGCAAGTTGGAACCCAGTAGATGAGAATAGTTTTGTAAAAACAGAAATAGTAGATAAAAACGAATGGAGCAGTACAGATAAGTTTGGCACATTACCTGATGCTAATAGCTTTGTGCATATTAGCAAAGATGGCAAAACAATTTTAATTCGCACTACATACAAAGATAACTATTGGATAGTTGGCAGTCCATGCGGTACTTATGGTTATGTAGATAATAACCTTATTAGTTTGTACGAAGGATTAAGAGAAAAGAATTTCAATAGTTACAAAGTAAATGTACTTGGTGAATGGGGCAAAACTACATTTGGTGGTGAGTTCCTTAAATCATGGCGAAGTGAAAAGCATGTTAGTGAATGCAAGTATAATCCTGAATTGGCAATATATTGCATATTTGATGAAAATGTAAATCCATATTTCCCTTGTGGTATATTCCAAATTGATAAAAACGAAAAGGATTTTTACCTTATACATATTATTGCAAAGCGCAATCCTGAGAATACAGTTAGGCACATGTGCCAAGATATAAACCGCAAATTAAAGGAATGGAGGCATACTGAAGCTGTTTTTATTGGTGGGGATGCAACCAGCGTAAAGAATGATGTTAAGCAAGAGAAAGGGCATGATTTGTTTTATTTGATTAGTCAAGAATTAAAAGAATACAAACCACGTAGGGCAGTATTAGGTTCTAACCCAAGTATTAGAATGTCGGCAGATTTCTTTAATGCAATATTGGAATACAACGAAAGCAATTTAAGTTTTAAAGTAGATAAGGAATGCAGATTAGCTATTTTAGATTTTGAGAATACAAAAGAAGATAAAAATGGTGGTGTTGATAAAAAGACCGTAACCGATCCAGTAACAAAAGTAAGCTATCAACCTTATGGGCATTTTTGCGATTTAACGCGTTATTTTATTTGTTATGTATTTAGAGATGAATATGTAAGTTACCAACGAGGTGGGGCGCAATTGCAAAGACCAGCATTAGGCAAATCATTTAGTAAGCATAATTATTAGAAATTATCAAAAAGAAAGTATAATTTTGCAAATGTACCCTACAATCAATAATACAATACCCTACAAACAATAATTTTGTAACCAAATGGCATATTTAATTCAAAGTGATTATAAAAAACTAATTCAAGCGGATAACTTAGCGCAGATATTAGGCAATGATTACACCATGCTCCCACAAATAGAAAGTGCTGCGGTTAGTGAAGTAACAAGCTATTTGGTGCAAAAGTATGATGTGGCTAAGGAGTTCAAAACTATTGAAGTTGAAAGCATAAACCAACCTGACAAGTATTATGGGGATAGGGTTTATGTAGATGCTTTGCCTTATGATCCTAATAAAGTTTATGTAGATACTACTAATTGTCTTTATAATGGAAATGTGTATTATTGTAAAACAACTACGACACTTGGTGCTTTTGACTCTAATAAGTGGGTTAATGTTGGTAAGCAATATCAAATATACAATTTAGCATTGCCAACAGGTTATGCAGAATTTGATTATTACTATAATTACAAGCCAAATGATTTGGTATTTTATAATAACAAAAAATACACAGTTAAGATAAATACTATCGGAGTATTCCCAACAGATAGCTTAGAAGCGTTTGGCGTGGGTGTTACTTATGTTATGCAAGATAGTCTTTACTTAGGTGTTGGTGTTTTAAATACTGCATGGGTAGCTGGTGATAATAGAAACCAACAAATGGTCAATTACTTGATTGATGTGGTTCTATATCATTTGCATAGCCGTATATCACCGCGCAACATACCTGAGTTAAGAGTTAAGCGTTATGATGATAGTATTGCATGGTTAAAGCAATGTGCTAAAGGCGAATACATAACAGGCGGTTTGGCATTACTGCAACCAAAGCAAGGCAATAGAATTAGACATGGTGCATCTGTACCTAAACAATATAATAACTACTAAATGGCAAATTTTTTAAATAGGTTAATAAATAGCATTTTACCTGAAAAGGTAGAAAATGAAGCTATGGAAGATATGCACAAAGTTTACCAAGTGCCTTATCAATTACAGCGTATTAGACAAGATGCTTTAAGTAGACGCGAGGCAATAGAAGAAGCTGAAAGGGCGTATTTTCCGCATCGTGTTAGAATGCAGCAAATGTACTTGAACACTAAAGAAAATGGACATATTTTTGCATGTATAGAACGCCGTAAAGACTTAACGCGTTTGCGCAAATGGGAGTTTGTAAATGCAAATGGTGAGGTTAATCAAAAAGTTACTGATATTTTTTGCCATAACGTAAAAGGTAATAGTGTTGTAAAAGAATGGTTTGCTAAGTTGGTAAATTATATTTTAGATGCTAGGTTTTACGGTTATACATTGGTTTATCTTGGTGATATACATAATGGTGATTTTGACGATTTAGAAGTAGTAAAACGCTGGTTTGTTTCACCAGATAGAGAAATGCTTAACTCAGTATTGTACGATGTAAATGGTGCTAAATTTTGCGAAGATGAAAATATAAAAGATTGGTATTTGTATGTTGATACAGATAATGAAACTGGCACTAGTAAATGCGGTTATGGTTTATTTTATGAGTTATCAATTTACGAGATATTTGCTAGAAACTTACTTGGCTTCAATGGTGATTTTGTGGAGTTATTTAGCCAACCATTTAGAGTAGGTAAAACAAATAAAACAGAGGAGTCAGAAAGGTCAATGTTTGCAGAAACTTTGCGCGACATGGGTAGTAGTGGATGGGCATTATTAGATGCGCAAGATGATACAATAGAGTTCTTAGAAAGTAGTTTAGGTGGTAATGGATATCAAGGTTATGACAATTTTGAGAAAAGACTCGAAGATAAAATAAGTCAAATTATACTAGGGCATTCAGATGCAGTAAAATCTATTGCAGGTAAGTTAGGCAATAGTAACGAAGACAGTCCAGCACAGCAAGCCTTAGAAGATAAGCAAACGCAAGATGGTAATTTTGTAAGCAGTATTATTAATGGCAAGCTATTTGAACAAATGCGTAACTTAGGCTTTGACATCCCAATGGATGTAAAAGCGGTGCTAAAGAATGATAATGAGCAAATGGAGATGATAGACAGCATGGCAAAGCTAGCTGAAACATTAAAAAAAGGTGGTTTGCAATTAGATGCAGAATACTTTACTAAACAAACAGGAATACCAGTAACCAGCGCACCACAACCAGCACCACTACAAAAACTACCAACATCCATACAAAATAAACTAAATGAAATTTACCGATAGTCAAATAGAAGCTATGATTAAAGGTATAGAAGATGGATCTATAACTTTAGAGAAATTGCCAGTAGATTACTACAAGGCATTGACTGACTATTTAACTAAAGGAGTATTTAAAGGATTTGGTAAAACATTAAATACTGCAAGTGGTAAAGACTTAGAATTATTACAACAATTAAATACAAACGTTTATACTTTTGGAGCAGCTAAAACATTTCAACAAACAAAAGAAATAACTAGCTTATTGGTTGATGAAAATGGAGATGTAAGGACTAGCAGAGAATTTAATAAAATAGCAAGAGAAACATACGACAATTGGAATAATAATTGGGGCGTAACAGAATATAACACAGCTATTGCACAGGCTGACATGGCTAATAAGTGGAATGTAATACAAAACCAAAAAGATGTAATGCCAATGCTTAGATATTCTGCAATTGGTGATGCGTGTAGTATCTGCAAGCCACTAGACGGCATAACTGCAAAGGTAGAAGACCCTATTTGGAATACTATCTACCCTACAAATCACTTTAATTGTTTATGTGTGGTATTGCAAGAAGATGAATTTACACCATCTACAAATGGCAATGAAGAAATAGTGAATGATGTTATGGACAAAATGAGTCCAATGTTTACCAATAATGTTGGTAAGACTGGGCAAGTATTTACAAAAGACCATCCATATTATGATGTGGCAAAGGAATATAAAGAATATGCAAAAGCCAATTTTAATCTACCAATAAATGAATAGTTTTAACTTACATATAGTACAACAAAGACTGGCTGAAACAAAGCGAGTTTTACCTATTGTATTAAGTAAGCAAGCAGAAAATTACTTTACAGGTAGCTTCACAAAGCAAGGCTTAGGTACTGATAAATGGCAAGAGGTAAACAGACGAATACAAGGTACAAAGGAATATAAATACCCAAAGTTTAAAGGACTATCAAGACGCACAAAACCAATCTTAATTGGAACAGGTGCATTAAGGCGAAAGGTAAGTAATTCAATTAGAACAGCTACATGGGAAAATATTACTTTAATAGTTGATTTGCCCTATGCAGGTGTACACAACGAGGGCGAAGGACATATACCAGCAAGACCATTCATGAAACAAACGCCTGAATTGACAATATTACAAAGAAATAAAATAACACAACATTTAAAAAAGATATGGCAAGGACAATAGAGGAATGCAACGCGTATATACTTAGCAATTTAACTACTGAATTTGCAAGTATTGGAATAACAATTAATACAGCTACATGGAGTAAAAGAAACTTACTACGTGCAATATGCTATGTAATAGCCATAGCGCAAAGTGTAGCTGAGCAAATGTATGATGTGGCAATTGCTAAGATGCAAGCTATTCAGAATGTAAGCGCAGCTGCTACTGCATTATGGCTACAAGATGCAGTATTTAAATTCCAATACAGCGCAACCACCCCACAAAATCTAATCATAATTAATAACGTGCCAACTTATGCAACAATAAATGAGAATTTGCGAATAGTTACGGCTTGTAGTGTGAATACAAGCGTTACCAATCAAGTAAATATTAAAGTAGCAAAAGGCAATCCATTAGCAGCTTTAACGAGTGGTGAAAAAACAGCTTTGCAAACTTATGTAGTATCAAAGGGCGCGGCAGGGATTACTTATAATGTAATTAGCAATAATCCTGATAGGTTATATTTAGCAGCGGATATTTATTATCAAGGCACATATTCAACCGTTATAAGTGCAAGCGTAATTGATGCTTTAAATAACTTTCTTACTAATTTATCAAAGGTTAATTTCAATGGCAATATTTTAGTAAGTGATGTTGAGAGTTTAATTAGGAATATAGATGGAGTAAATGATGTGGTAATTGATAGAATGGCAATAAGAGAAAGCACACAGGCTGTTTTTGGTGGTACTGATATGGTTTTAGCTGGTGATTGGATTAATAGAAAAATGCAGTTTTCGGCAGGCTATGCAATACAAGAAGATACAGCTACTTATACATTTGCAGACACTTTAACTTTTAATGCTGAGTAATGTTAGATATAAACTTTAACCAATTAGGCAAAGATAATTTGCCAGTAGCTGAAAGGTCAATAGAAAATAAAAGTTTATTAAAATCTTTATTATCAAGATTGCAAGCTACCTATAATATATTCATTGATTACATGAATGGTAGTAGTGCAAGTACATACAGCGCAGGTACATACTCTATTTATGCACAAGTAAAATATAAAGGTGCTATTTATGAGAGTTTAACCGATAGTAATACATCTTTACCTACCGATACAACCAAGTGGCGTAAGATAATAGATAGTAGTATTGGCACAAATGAAAGCCAATATTACAACGGTGGTAAATTACAATTGGAATATGCTTTAAATAGACATTTTGGATTAACGTGGGTAAACCCACCAAGTTCACCACCAATATTTATTAATAATAATGTAAAGACTATACAACAATTTTTTGTAGGTGAATTAGAAAATACATCAAGTACATTAAATACTATAACTAGTTCTGAATTTGTGCCTTTGCAAGATATATCAATAACTACATTTTATGCTTTAACTATAAATGTGCCAACTGCATTTTATGCAAGTTTGGGAGTAGATGCAGAAATGCAAATTAGAAACATAGCAAATAAATACATAATAACAGGAATTTTTTACAATATAAATCAATATTAAAAATGTTTAGAATAAACACAAGTGGTATCACATCCACATCAGCAATGCCTTTAAAAAAAGGAACAATAGACCATTTACAAACAAGTATTTTAAGTGGTGATGTGTCATTGATAAGGTCGCAAATTGGCGCATCTTATTTAGCTACTAATATTTATGTAGTGTATGGATTAGATAGAACGGTAAGCGGTTCAGTACACACTTTTACAGATGGTGTGGTATTGTATAACAATCAACTTTATGCAATAGTTGGTAGTTCAATTACTTTAACAAGTGGAAACTATATTAATCTAAATCTTGTAAATTCATTTTTAACAACAAGTGGTTATGATCCAACTCAATTTAGTGATGGAGCATTTAAAAATATTCATGAGGTTAATGCAGGTAATTTAACACAATCTGCAACGGCTTCAAATGAAAGTAACACATGGATTTACTTGAATAAAGTTTATAAAGTTACTAATCCAATAACTTATGGTTCAGCTTTATTAAATTCTAATTATTCAGGTACTTTATATTTTTCTTTAAAAAATCAAGTATTAAATATTAGTGGTATTGTTGCTGGTTTAACAAGTGCTGTAAGTGGTGATATATTATTTACTTTGCCAGTAGGATTTAGACCAGGTGCATCAACTATATTTATTTGCTGTAATAATAGCCTTTATCCTGAAAAGTTTGGCAATATTGTAGTGGCTACAAATGGGCAAGTAACCATTAATACTATGGTAGGAGATCCAACAAGTTTAAATAATAGAATAGTTAGCTTTGGTAATAGTTTACACATTTAATAATAAAAAAAACGCGTAAAAATATGGACAAAAAATATGCACCTACCATAGCAAAAGAAAGGAGAATAGACTGCTATCCTTCACCGCGTAACCATAATTTGGTAAACGCATTTAGTAAGGTTTATGAAGTTAGTAAATCAAGCGTAGTTGATGATGCCTTAAAAATGTACTTTGATGCAATGCCACAGGATAAACGTACCATGCTACTAACTAATAAAGTAGATAATAATTTTTAGGTTTCTTTTCATCCTTTATATCAAAATTCCACTTGCATTAACTTGTAGGTGGTTTTTTGTTTTGTACCCTACAAATGTAAATAGGTTTTACCAATAATTGACTTTTGTATCGAAATGTATATAGTTGATATAAACAGCGAAGAGCCTATAATGCTTTTGAATAAGCAAATAGGTATGACATGCAACGAAGATGGTACTTGGGATGGTGAATTATATATTGAGCCTACTGAGTTTCAAGAGCAATTACTGCAATTAGATGCGCTAGGTAAAAAACGTATTCAAGTATGGATTAATAGCGTTGGCGGTTCGGTTGTAGGTGGTATGTCTATATTCAATGCAATATTAAAATCTAAAACACCAGTAGATACTTATAATGTAGGTATAGCAGCAAGTATAGCAGGTGCAATCTTTATGGCAGGTCGTAAACGTGTTATGTCTGACTATGCTCAATTCATGATGCACCCAGTTAGCGGTGGGAGTGGTGCTAGTACAAGTGCAATGACTGATAGCGTAATTAAAATGATTGAGGCTAAATGTGGATTGGATGGAAAACAAATAAAGAACATGATGGATTGCACTACATGGATGGGTGCAAGTGATTGCCTTATGAATGGTATTTGCACAGATATAGAAGTTACCAAAGAAAGTAACAAAAAGAATATGCCAAGTGTTACATCTGAGATGTACGCTTATAGCAATAAATTAATATTAGAAAATTTTAATAGTAACAATAAAAACAAAAACACAATGAGTTTAACAAAAGTATCAAACATGCTAGGGTTAAATGATGATGCAACACAGGAAAATATTGTTGCTGAAATCACTAAACTAAGCAACAACCTAACTAACGCCAATCTTGAAAAAGATAGTTACAAAACACAGGCAGAAACATTACAAGCTGAAATAGAAGCTACAACAAACAAGCTAAATGAATTACAAAGTAATTATGATGCAATGGTAGCTGAAAAAGAAGCTAGCGAAGTAAGCGCAAAAGAACTTGCAGCAACTAATTTAATTACAGATTTTGTAAACAAAGGAGGTATTAAAAATGATGAGGCAATTATTGCAAAGTGGGTAAACCGCGCTAAGGCAGATTATGCAGATACTGAAAGTATCTTAAAAGAAATGCCAATCAACAAACAAGCTCCACAAATGCCAAACACTGCTACTACTAGCAATCAATTTGTAGAGGGTGCTGATTTGCACAAGAGATTAAAAGATTTAAACAAATAACACATAAAAAAAAACAAATAAAATAAAATGGCACTATCACTTACAACATCTAATTATACTCAGTTTGAAAAAGATTTTTTCATAACTGATGCAGTAGTAGATTTAAACACCGTTAATGCTGGATTAATGTACGTTGCAACAGGCGTAAAAAATGACCAGTACACAATCCCTACTTTAACAAGTACACCGCAATTAAACCCACGTTTGGCTACGCCAACGGCTTACGGTTCAACTGTATTAGGTAACAAAAATGTTGCTTTAGGCAAATTCATGGTTTACGAAGAGTTTGATCCTTCAATCTTTGAAAATCATTGGCATGTAGACCAATTAAACGACCGTTTATTGGCTCGTGGCTTACCAGCTACATTCAGCACATACTTAGGTGCTTATTACACAAAGAAAACATTTGCACCAGTAGAAACATTGATACACATGGGTTCAACTGGTTACACTACTTCTAAAGGTTCTATCGGTACTCCAGGAACTAACTGGAATTTCCAATATGTAGATGGTATTATTCGTCAAGCTATCACAGGTTCTGCATTATCAGTAGCATCTCCAGTAGCTTTAACAAGTACAAACATTGTTAGTAAATTAGAAGCTGCAAAAAATTTAATGCCAAAGGCGTTAATGGCTAGTCCTAATCGTTATGCAAGATTAAAATTTGTATTGTCAGTTGAAGATGCTCAAAAATATGAAGAGGCTTTAGCAACTACAACTTACAAAAACCAAGATACTACTGAGGCTGGTATTCGTAAGTACAAAGGATTTAGAATTGAAGTAGTTGCAGGTTTACCTGAAAACACATTCTATTTCTGCGAGGCTACAACAGATGTAAATTCAAACTTACACATGCCAGTAACTGAGACAGTTGGAATGAACTTTAACATTGACAAGTTACAAGCTAATAGCGATTTGTACTTTTACAAAGGTATCGTGAAAATGGGTGTGGCAATTGCAAAACCAAGTGAGTTTGTAATCTATACAACTAAAGTAGCAGCAGACTTTACAGCATAATTAATAAGCCTACCAACTAGCAATAGTTGGTAGGCTAATTTTAATATTAAAAATATAAAAAGATGTACGAACAAGATTTAATCAATACATTAGCCACGCATCCAAATATTGAGTATGTATGGTTTGATAAAGAGGACAAAACAATTTGGTATTTTCAAGAAATGGAAGGTACTACCAAAATAAAAGCCGTTGATATTTTAAGCGGTAAACAATCAAAAAAATAATTTAAAAACATGCCACAACCACAAATTACATTCATAGAAGGGCAAGGCGGTTTAGGAAGACCTTTAGAAACTAAAGACCATGTAAGTGGTATGGTTTTCTATACGGCTACTTTACCAAGTGGCTTTTCAACAACGGTAAGAGAGAAAACATTTTACCAAACATTAGATGCCGTAAATGCTGGCATCAAAAATGACCATTCAGATGCAACGGCTGCAACTGCAACATATTTAATTACTACATTAGGTGCAACAGGTAACACTATTGAACTAAAAGTAAATGATCTAAATAAAGCAACAGGAGCAACGCAAACAACATCTTTAGGAGTTTATACCAAAACAGCCTTAGATACTACTATTGCTATTATGGGTGCTAATATTGCAGCGTTGATAAATAGCGGAACAAGTACACATGGTTATACTGCAACATTTGCAACTGCAACCATTACAATTACAGCACCAAAAAACTTTGGTATATTCTTAAATAGCGGAACGCCATTAAGTGCAACTATTGTTGGTACTATTGCAGGAACAATAACACAATTTACTGGCGGTGTAGCTTCTAAGTTAGCTATCTATTATTACCATATTAGTGAGTTTTTTAGAATAAACCCAAAAGGATATTTGCACGTTGGTTTTTATGCAGTACCTACTACATACGATTTTACAGAAATTACTACTTTGCAAAACTTTGCTAATGGTGAAATTCGCCAAGTAGGTGTTTATAAAGATGCCGTTTACGCTACTGCCGACATGACTGCTATCAATGTAGTATGTGAAGCTAATAAAGCCGTTAAAAAGCCTTTAATTGCTTTATATGCAGCTAATATACAAGCTACAACAGATGTTGCAACATTAACAGATATATCTACTTTAAATGCGCAAAATGTAACCAATGTTATTGGTCAAGATGCAGGTGCTTATGGTAATTTCTTATACAAAGGAAATGCTAAAAGTATATCTTGCTTAGGTACTCAATTAGGAGTAGTTAGCGAAAGAAAAGTAAGTGAAAGCATTGCATGGGTAGAAGTAGCAAATGTAAGCAATGGTGTTGAGTGCGAAACAATAGGTTTTTCAAATGGTCAATTATTTAGCGCAGTTACAGATGCTACATTAAATGTAATAAATAGCTTTAGACATACTTATTTGCGTAAGTTTGTAGGTTATGCTGGTAGTTACTTTAATGATAGCCATACAGCAACTTTAGCAACATCTGACTATTGCCAAATTGAGAATAATAGAACAATCCAAAAAGCTGAGCGTTTACTTTATGCACGTTACATGCCAAAATTAAATAGTCCTATTACATTTAATCAAAATGGTACTTTATCAGATGTTACAATTGGAACATTTGAAACTATTGGTAATAGTGCTTTAGATGAAATGGTAGTGGCTGAGGAGTTAAGTGCTAGAAGTGTTTATATCAATCCTTTGCAAAATGTATTAGCCACATCAAAATTAATAATCACCGCTAACTTGGTAATCAATGGTGTCGCAAGACAAATTGAAATACCGATTGGCTTTAAACCAAGTATATAATAAATGACACCTTTAATTAATGGCGTATCATACGCATCAACAAATATCACAGCCGTAGTACCTTTGGTTGGTGTGCTTACTGGCATAGTTGGATTAGACTATGAAGTAAAGCAAGATGTTAAGAATAACTATTCTTTTCAGCAAGATCCAACAAGTAGAGCATTTGGGCAAAATACCTATACTGCAAGCGTAGAGGTTTATAAAGAGCAATGGAATAAAATAATAGATGCAAGTCCATTAAGAGATCCAATGAAATTGCCTTTGTTTGACATCACAGTAGTATTTGGTGGTGGTAATACTCTATACAGAAAAGAAGTATTAAGAGGCGTATCGTTTGCAAACAATCCAATGAGTGTAAAAGGTGGAGATACCAAATTGACTTGTAAGATTGACTTGGTGATTGCTGGAATAGATTACTAAACAAAAAATATATATATGAAGGAAAAAAAATTAACCGCTATTCTTAGCGAAGAAGAGAAACAAGAGTACGAAGCAAAAGCATTGGAGTTAAAAGAAAAATATAAGTGTGCAAATGTGTACACTTATATTGGAATACATCCTACAACGCTTGAAAGAATTGTAAGCTACATTCAAGAGCCAAATTACATGACAAAGTTAGCCTTAATGGATAAAGCTGGTCAATTAGGTATTAACATGGCAGGAGAAGAATTAAGAATGATTTGCCAATTAAAAGATGAAAGCCATCCTTTAACCTATGGCGATACATTTGAAAGTGAGCCTTACAAATTAGGAGTTGTCCAGCTTTGTATTACTACAATTACAATGATAGCAGACGCTTATAAAAAAAAATAGCACGCTACAAAATAACAGACAACTCCGATAGGTATAGCATTATGTGCGCTACCATTCGGGGTTGTTTGCGTTTAACAATGAATGAAATAGAAACAATGACTGAAGATGAATTTTTACAAGCCTATTATCAATGTGAATATTATTTATCAATCACACACCAAGTAAAATTTAATTAATGCAAAATATTGTAACATACGTTTTAGGCTTGCAAAGCGGTCAATTTGAGAGTGGATTGGCGCGTGCTAATGGATTAACCAACCAATTAACATCTAGTGTAAGCGGATTAGGTGCTGCAATAGGAGTGTCATTTGGTATTGCTGGTATAGCAATGTTTACAAAGTCAATGATTGATGCAGGTTCTAAAGTAGAGGATGCTCAAACAGGATTAACTACATTATTGGGGGATGCTGCGGAAGCTAGAAAAGTAATTAATAATACTTTAGAAGATGCCAAAAAAACACCATTTGCATTTGAAGGGTTACTAGCAGCAAATAAGGCATTAATAAGCGCAGATGAAACGGCAAAGGGTGCAAGGACTGCGGTATTAAATTTAGCCAATGCCATTGCAGCAACAGGCGGTGGTGATAATGAATTGCAAAGAATGGTTGTGAATTTACAACAAGTAAAAAATGTTGGATTTGCAAGTGCATTAGATATTAAACAATTTGCGTATGCAGGGATTAATATTTATAAAGTATTAACAGAGGCAGGGATTAAAGCTGGTGAAGGTTCAAAAATTACTTACCAGCAAATAACTTATGCACTACAAAAAGCACATGACGAAGCTGGGATTTATCATAATGGATTAGAAAATATGGCTGAAAATACATCAACTAAAATATCAAATTTAGGAGATGCTTACTTTCAATTAAAAGTTACGTTTTTTGAAAATTTAAAACCAATGATTGTAGATTTTGTAAATGGTTTTACAAGAGCTACCGAATTTGTAAAAGAACATAGCGATGGCATAATTGCACTTACTAAAGGGTTAATTGCTGGTGCTTTAGCTTTTAAAGCTATTGCAATTGGTAGTGTAATTATTAATGCCTTAAAAGTAGCTTTTATTGGATTGCCACCAGCTATTGCAACTACAACAGTTGGTTTAGAAGGGATGGCAGTTGCATCTAATTTTGCATTAGGTCCAATAGGTTTATTAATAGTTGGTGTTACGGCTTTAGCAGTTGCATTTTCTAGTTTAGAAAGTGCAGAAGAAAGACAAGCTAAAAACCACCAAGCTTTGAAAGAATATATCGCAACCGATGAAGAAGAAATGCTGGCGGATGTTGAGAAAAAAAATAGTGGTAAAGCAGGATGGAGCAAAGCAATGATGTTTAAGAATGAAAAAGCCAACTTACAACAAAATTTAGCAGAAAATAGAAAAGAGTGGGAAAAAATAAATTACGATTTAAAAAGAGAACAAGAAGCGGCACAAGGAAGTGATGATTATTATTCCCCAAATACGGTACTAACAAAAAGGGCGAAAGATTTACAGGATGCAGGTGATATTTTACAATCAAGAATGGCAACCGTAGATAGATTACAAAAAGAAGCTAATCCAAAATCTGCACCAATAAAAGCATTAACCAATAAATCAAAAACATCGAATACAGGCGCGCCAAAGTTTGACAAAGCGCAAGGGCAAAAAAGTATTACTATCAATGTATCAATTAAAGACTTGATAGGCACTTATAATTCAACAGTAACAAATGTGCAAGGTAATGCAACCAAGATAAAAGAAGTGATACTTGGTGCGCTTACAGGTGCAGTAAATGATTTTCAAATAGTAGCAGGGCAATAATATGAGTAGTTTTACAAACGCAAAAACAGCAATTAGATTTGATGCTGGCAGTTACGAAGATAACAATGGCAATACAATTTCATTCCAACAATTAGCCTATAAATCGGCATTGGTTAGCGTAGGGCAAGCCAAGAAGATTATTAAGTCAGAGATGCAAGGTAGAGATGGCACAGTAAAGGAATATATTGGATTGGATGATTATAGTATAACAGTTACCGGTATTATAACTGGTGAAAATGGCATACAGCCAATAGATGAAGTAATTGCATTAAAGAATATGTTAGATGCACCTGTAAAGATAGATGTGGTTTGTCCTTATTTGCAAACATTGGGCATTTATTCTTTGGTAGTGGAAAGTTACGAATTACCACAATTTGAAGGTGGTATATCGTACCAAAACTTTACCATACAATTTAGTTCAGATATTCCAACAGAATTAAGAATAAGCGAAAGCAATCAAACATCAAGTTTCAATGCTGCGGATTATGTAGGTACTTTAAATCTTTCTGCAAGTGTATAGAGTTAGAACAAATATAAATATTGAGCAAATCCCTAAAGATGATTTTCCAACGCGTAAAAGTAAAATAAAATTAGACTTTTGCACAGCTTATGAATGGAATAGTAGTTGGGAAAACTTTACAGATAAAGGCACATTGACTTTTCCTAAAAACTTATTTTACAAAGATGCAAATAATGCTTTAAGTACATTGAATGGCACAAAAGTAAATATAGGTGGTTTTAATGGTGATCCTTTAATAATGCGAGGTGATAAAATTAGTTTAGCTAGTGGCTACCAATATCGTAAAGAGGCATTGACTAAAGATGTGGTAGAGATGGCAACTATTTTTGAAGGCTATGTAAGTAAAGTATATTCAAGTATTCCAATCAAGTTAGACATTGAGGATAATATGTGGCTTTTGAAACAAACCGCAATGCCAAATAAAACATTTACAACTAAAGATAATGTAGAAGATATTTTAAAGCTAATTATTGATACTGTGAATGCAAAACATAAAGTAAATTTTACTTTTTATGATGATGCCAAAACAAATATAGGCAATATTATTGTAGGTAATGAAACCGCAGCACAACTACTTAATAGAATAGGCAAGCTATACGGTTTAAGAGCCTATTTTAGAGGCACTGAGTTAAGGTGTGGTGTGTTTATCAATATAGAAAAAGAAAGCCAAACACAGACATTTATATTGAACGGCACAAAGGCAAATGTGTTAGCTGAAGGGCAAGAATTAGAATATAGACGTAAAGATGATGTGGTGCTATCTGCCATTGCACATAATACAATAGAAGAGGAAGTAAAAGGTAAAAAAAATAAAGATGGTAGCAATAAATCTAAACATAAAAGATTAGAAGTTTTAGTTACTTTAAAGAATGGTGAATTTGAATATAATGAAATTACGCAAGGTGAGCAAGTGCCTGAGAATAACGAAGGTGAAAGGCGTACTTTTTTCTTTGCAGGTGCTAAGACAATTGCAGAATTAAAAGAATATGCAAAAAAAGAATTATTAAAATATTATTATAGTGGATTAAATGGTAGCTTTAAATCGTTGGCAATACCTTATATTCGCCATAATGATAAAGCTAAAATAATTAACCCAAAGTTACCAGAGCAAAACGGCACATATAGAGTAAAAGCGGTTAATTATGAAGGCGGTGTAAATGGATTAACTCAACAAATATATTTAGATTACAAGATAGATGGATAGAGCAATAGGCATAGCAATTTCACAACTTGCAGGAACACACAACCAAGATAATGTATTTATATTTGATGCGGTGGTAAATAGCATTGATAAACCAAATAGGATGTGCAATGTTACAAAAGTAGGTGGTGTAACTAGTGGGCAACTTGATGTAAGATTAATGGCAAGCAAAGACGATGGGTGCTATGTAATACCAACAATAGATAGTAATGTAATTGTGATAGGTAGTAATAATGTAACTCCATTTATTGCACAATTTAGCGAAGTAGATAGTATTGAGTGGCTAGGTGGTGAAAATGATGGAGTGCCATTAGTTAAACCATTATTAGAAAAAATTAATAATTTAGAAAATTTATTAAATGATTTAATTAGCAAATTTAATACACATACTCATACATCTGCATGTACTGCTGGCGGTGCTACAACTCTACCAACTACAACACTAGAAACGGATGTTATTACACCAACACAACAAAGCGATATTGAACACACTAAAATAAAACAATAATGGCAAGACAGGATATAAGAATAAATGCAGATTATATAAATGCAAATAATGATTTGGATTGGTATAATTCAGATGTTACCCACATTGAAAGGACTATTGAGGCAATGCCAAATAGTTACAAAGAGCATCCAAATGATGGCGTGGCAATAATGAATTTTTTAAATAGCACAGGGCAAGAAGATTACCTGAGCCGTAAAGCAATAATCCAATTGCAATCAGATGGCTATAAATGCCAAAATCCAATAGTTACAGCCGTAAATAATAAACTAACTTTAAACCCAAATATTGAACTATGATAAAAGAATTTATTGCAGTTGATAATTCAACTATCTATGATGTGTGCATGAACTGCTATGGAACTTTAAACTTAATGGGTAAATTGGTACTTGATAATAATATTGATAACTTGGCTTTGTACCCTACAAATGGACAAATATTTCTATATGATGATAATATTGTAAATGTATTGAATAATCTAAATTTAAACACTAACGTATCGGATGGTGTGAATAGATTAAAATACGCAACTAAATGAGTATAAAAGCTACCATATTATCCATAGTACAAAAGTTGCAAACTATTGAGGTGCAAAACCAAGATGGAGCAGATACTTTGTTACATACTAGAATATGGAATAACGACATTGAAGATTTAAGAAATGGCAATCTTACTTTTCCTTTGCCAGCCGTTATGGTTGAAACAATATTAGAAAATAATATTATGATTGGTAATTATAATAGTGGCAAAGATGCTACTATTAAAATTCATATCATTCACGAAAATTACAATAATGAAGGTGGCTTGGATGCTAATTTATTAGTGTTTGACTTACGAGATAAAATACTTGGCATAATGGCTAAATTTACTCCTGAAAGTGCAAGTACATTATCTTATGTAACTGAATATTTAGACCTTAACTCCGATAACCTTTACCATTACATAATTGATTTTAAAACTCATATTATTGAAAACTTAGATGCTATATTAGATAGTAATTATGGTGGTACAATACAACAAACAATTACTAATCCTACTTTACAACTTGATAAGGTAATAACAAAAACATTATAATGACTTACGATATTGCAAACGAAATAGAGTTAAAAAGACGCGCTGGTTATAGTTGGGATTTAGTTTTCACAGTACCTAGTATATTGACATTGGTAAGTGGTTCAAAGGCAAATTTTACCATCTTTAAAAATGGTGAAACAATATTTACCAAAGGCTATTCAAATATAACTATTGTAGGGCAAAATATTACCATTACAGCAATACCAACAGATACTGAAGGTAAGCAAGGTAATTACAATTGGAAGTTGGATGGATATATTAGTGGGAACAAAATATTATTAGGTAGTGGTAATTTTATATTAGAATAGTGGCTGAGCAATTAAACATATTACTAGAAGATACAATATTATTAGAAATACAAACTAATGATGTTATCCCAATTAATGCAATTGGCAATGTTACTTTAGTTACTGGTCCACAAGGTCCAATAGGTGCTACTGGTGCGCAAGGCATACAAGGTATTCAAGGAGTGCAAGGAGTGCAAGGAGATAGTGCCTATCAAGTAGCAGTTAGTCATGGTTTTAGTGGCACAGAGCAAGATTGGCTAAATAGTTTAATCGGTGCAGATGGCAATACAATATTATTTGGCAACATAGCACCTACAAATTCGCAAGGGGTTGATGATAATTTTTATATAGATTTAATTACTTGGAATTTCTACCAAAAAAAAGTTGGGAGTTGGGCATTACAAGGCAAAATTAAAGGTGATAATGGAACGAACGGAACAAATGGCACTAATGGCACTAATGGAACAAATGGCACTAACGGAACGAATGGAGTTGGGATAGTATCAATTATTAGAACTAGTGGAACAGGTGCAGCAGGGACTACCGACACTTACACAATAACTTATACCAATGCAACCACATCAACTTTCAATGTAGTTAATGGTGCGAATGGTGCGCAAGGCATTCAAGGCATACAAGGCATACAAGGTGCAACGGGTGCGACAGGTGCAAATGGCACTAACGGTGTTGGAGTGCCAACAGGTGGAACAGCAGGGCAGATATTAACTAAGATAGATGCTACAAACTATAATACACAATGGATTGATGAAGCACCAGCAGCATCTTTTACATCTACAATTAAACATAAAGTAAAACTAGGTTTAGCTATTGCTAAAGGGCAAGCGGTGTATGTATCATCTGCGGATGGTACTAATATGGTTGTAAGTAAGGCTTCTAATACAAGTGAAGCCACATCAAGTAAGACAATGGGATTGCTTGAAACAGGGGGAAGTACAAATGCACAAGTAAATGTAGTTACAGAGGGATTACTTACAGGATTAAATACATCAACTGCGGTTATTGGTGATCCAGTTTGGTTAGGAGTAAATGGAGATTTAATTTATGGACTTACAAACAAACCATACGCACCTGCTCACTTAGTTTTCATTGGGGTAGTAACTAGAGTAAACTCTAGCAATGGAGAGATATTTGTAAAGGTGCAAAATGGCTTTGAATTAAAAGAGATTCACGATGTGGATTTGATAACTAATACTCCAACTAACAACCAATTATTAGCTTACAATAGTACAAGTGGTTTATGGAAAAATAAAAGTGTTACATTAGCTGATATTTTAGCAACAGGTAGTGCTACTAATAACCTAGCTTTTTATAGTAATAATAATAGTTCTTATATTGAAGTACATGATAATTATATAGACTTAGTAAGAGGTGATAGGGAGATATTTATTGATGATAGTCAGATACTTATTAATGAAGGTGGGGCTGGTTCACAAATACAGTTAAATGGTGGCGATATTCTTTTAGATTTTGCAGGTTATTTTAAAGCAAATGGTGATGAAGTAATAGTTACATCATCTTTAAATACAGCTTTAACAACTAAGCAAAACACATTATCATTAACAACAACAGGAACAAGTGGTGCAGCTACATTAGTTGGTGCTACATTGAACATTCCACAGTATAGCGGTGGCGGTGATTACCTTAGTGTATTAACAGCGGCTGAAATAGCAATTACAACAACTGCAACTGCAACTATTGGAAGACAACATTTAATTAGCGGAACGAGTGCGGATTACACCATTACACTACCTGCTGCAAGTGGAAATACAGGTAAGTTTATTGGGTTTAGAATAGATTTAAGTGCAACTAGATTATTCACCATTAAAGGCAATGGTGCGGAGTTAATAGATGGTTTGAATACTCGAATAATGTGGAAAGGCGAAAGTGCAATATTATATTGTGATGGTACTGGATGGAAGAAGATTGCAGGGTTAAGTATTCCAATGAAGTGTATTATATTTTTAAATGCAACGCAATCAACATTATTCCCAACATCTACTGCTATTAAAGTCCCTTTAAATGCAACATATGTAAACAATACTGGTTTTATGGCAAATCTAGCCAATAATAGGATAGATTTTAAAAGAAAAGGAGAATATATTTTATACGGAGCTGTTGAATTTAATAATTTATCTGTAAACAGTCCAAGATGTTTAACGCAAATAAATCTAACTGGTACTGTTGTAGCTAATGCAGAATGTAGTGGTTTAAGTACTGGATATCCAACACCATTTGCCACAACATCTATTACAGTTGCAACTACTGATAATCTATCTTTATTTGGTTACCAAAATAGCGGAGTAACTCAAGGAGCATGGGGCAATATTGGACAGATAGTAACATTTATAGGAGTAACAGAAATAATAACATGGTAAAATAAAAAAAAATGGCTAAATATACACAAATAGAACCAATAACAATACCTACTAAGGGAGTAGGTAAATATATTACAATAGATGCACAATCATTTACATTAGGAGCAGATGCAGTTAATCTATATTGGCGAATATTAGAAAATGTTGAATTAAATAGTGGCGCACCATTGGAAGGTAAGGAATTATTAAATGATACTTTAATAATGGCTAACGAAGATTTAGCCAGTTGGGGTGCTGATGACAATGTAGCTATTGACTTTGTAATTAATACTTTAAATCTAACTAAAAAATAAAATGAAAAAAGAAAAACATTTCATGCAGTCCAAGACCATCATATTTAACTTCGTATTTTTAGCACTAGCAATGTTTGATAGATCATTCTTTGAAACATTGGGAGTAGCACAGGAAGCCATCCCAAAGATAGAAGTGATATTGGTAAAAATATGCGCAATAGGTAACTTAGCTTTAAGATATTTTGGAGATGGAACGCAAATTAAAAAGATTACAGGCGATGATCAAGAAACTAAATCTTTAGTAATGGTGATGGCATTTATATTAGCTTTGTAATTATGACAACTTTAGAAATAAACGATGCTGTAATAGACGCAATAGGAGAGCAATATCCTGACAAAGGACTATTTGATAAGCATTTCAACATTGCTTTGCATAGAGTGCCTAAAAATGCACCAAAAGACCTTATAATAAGTATAATGGTAACATATATGCAAAGTATGCTAAATGATTATGCAAATACTACTGCAAAGACAAAAGGCGGTAAGGTAGCAAGGTTGATAGCAAGATTATATCCAATACTTTCAATATTTAAAAGATGATTAAGACAACAACACCGGCGCAAACACCACTATTTACATTGGTAGATAAGCCAAGTATGGATAAGATAAATAAACTGCATCCATTTGTACGCAATGAAGTTAAGGTAATTATACAAGAGTGCAATACATTATTGACTGGCAAAGCAAAGGTAAGAATTGCGCAAGGTTTTAGAACATTTGCAGAACAAGATGCACTATTTGCACAAAGACCAAAAGTAACTAACAGTCGTGGTGGTCAATCAATCCACAACTTCGGTTTCGCAGTGGACATAGTATTAATAATAGACGGTAAAGAAGCTAGTTGGGATGTAAAAACAGATTGGGATGGAGACAAGAAAAGTGATTGGATGGAGTGTGTGAATGTGTTTAAAAAGCATGGATGGAATTGGGGCGGTGATTGGCAATCATTTAAAGACATGCCACATTTCGATAAGACAGGATTTGGAGATTGGAGA